CATCGAGCCGCTACATAGTAGGACGACTGTCGTAGAATTCAATGTTCGTGGAGCAGCTAAGCAAGAGTTGGCGGGCGCTTTCTTCAATCGCTGCCGAGATATCCTCCAACGCGAGGAGGTCACCTTCCAACCTAGAGTTGTTGCAGAAGTCATTCAGAAATACTTCCCTGACTTCCGAAGAACCCTCAATGAGTTGCAGCGATACGCAAGCACTGGGTCTATTGACACTGGCATTCTGGCGACGTTAGGGGATGCTAATATCGACTCTTTGGTTGATAGTCTAAAGAATAAAAAGTTTAATGATGTGAAGAAGTGGGTCACACAGAATCTTGATTCTGATCCTGCTTCCATCATGCGTAAACTTTATGATAATTTGTCTAGCGTTATGGAGGGTCCTAGTATTGCAGCAGCAGTTTTGATTATTGCTGAATATCAATACAAGTCTGCATTCGTTGTAGATCAAGAGATCAACCTTCTTGCCTGTTTAACTCAACTAATGCTGGAGTGTAATTTCAAATGAACGCAGTAATTTATTCTAATGGAAGTCAAGAGTGTGAGCGTATGGCATCGCTACTTAAGTCTTTGGGCGGTGAGTTTCATGAGTATAAATTAGATCAGCACTTCACCAAACAACAATTTCAAATGGAATTTGGTGGAGATGCACATTATCCTCAATGTGCCATTGGTAACAAACACATTGGTGACCTGAAAGAAACTCTCAAATATCTTAGTGACAGAGGTATGTTATTATGAAAATTTTTCAAGTGAAATCTAGTTGGTATTATATCTTCTGGGGTATCGCAACTATTGCAGTTGTTGGAGGACAGATCTATATTGGATCTGGATATCGTGCAATGTCAGAATCAATTGATTCAGTAGTGGAGCAATTAAAGTAATGGACGTAAAACTTATTAGAATGGTTACAGGCGAAGAACTCGTCGCTGAAGTTCTTAGTTGGCAAGATGGTATTCTCACTATTAAGAATGCACTAGTTGTTATTCCTCAACAAAATCAAGTTGGGTTTGCTCAATGGGCATCAGTTATTGATCAGGAAAATCCTGAGATTGGTCTTGATATGAAGCATGTCATTTATTGTGTTGAGTGTGCTCCCGATGTAGTCAAGCAGTATGCTAAACTATTTGGTAATAACATCATCACCACTCCAGAAGAGAAGAAACTGATTCTATGACCGCTCTGAAAACTCCCCTTCGTTATCCTGGTGGGAAGTCTCGTGCTACTAAAAAAATGGCAGAGTTTTTCCCCCTGTTCAAAGACTACAAAGAATTTCGTGAACCTTTCCTTGGTGGAGGTTCTGTGGCATTGTACGTTACACAGATGTATCCTCACCTAGATATTTGGGTGAATGATCTGTATGAACCGCTCTACACGTTCTGGAAGCAACTCCAGTTGAATGGAAATGAAATTAAGAACCAACTGCTCCAACTTAAACAAAGGCACCCTGACCCCGCTTCGGCAAAATATCTTTTCTTGGA